AATGGCAGTCGCATGATAACCGCCCTGAATGCTCTGGACAATCGTTACATTGTCGGCAAAGGACGTACTATCAAGATGGCAATGTTCTTTTGCTTCCAAAAGTGTTACAGGTTCTGTTATTACGCCAGTTACAAGCTTCAACGCCATATCAATTCAACCTCTCGGCAATCAGATTCCTTGCCCTCAGTGTAGATGTGTCCTTTATGTTCTGCATATCGCAATCCAGATCTCTGCTTATCTGCTTTATCTGCTCTTCTGCGGAAGCTCCCTCCTCCAGGAGGGTTAGCAGATTGACACCCTCTATCGCGGTATCCTTTGTGTCAGGGTCAACGTAAAAATTGCCGGTATCGTTCAGTTTGAAGCGGCTGCCCACAAGAGAAAAATCGCCGCTCCTGGTGTTGGCCAGGAATTGCACGGCGAACAGGCCTTTTATTGGCTGGCCGTTCAGCGCAAAATCAACTTTTGCATGTCCGTTTTCTGCGGTTATGGTTATTGAAAATTGTTCCATCAGTTTATCCTCCCAAAATCGGGGAGGGAGTCAAGCTCCCACCCCTTATAGATTAAACTAAACTCTGGTAACCGGTTCTACCTGTTCCGGAGGGCCGTACCTGCAAGGATCGCCCCTGATAACTGCCGCCGATGTGTAGTATGCTGCGGTGTTGATGACGTTCAGCGCCACATGTGTGAAATTACTGGACAGAGTGAGCTTTGTTGCGTCGATTTCTATGATGCCCTGCATTGCTATTGCTGCAAGCGTCAGGTTGGTTGTTGAGCTGGATGTAACCACAATGCCGTCGTAGCCGTCTGGAGCTTTACCGGGCTCGTCAAATTTGAGCGTGAGAACTGCGCTGCCAGCAGTTGCATGAACTCCGGCCACACCATAGGATGCATCGTTGATGATGCCTGCAAGGTTGGTGATGGTCGTCGAAATGTTTGCCGTGCTAACTACGAATTCCATGCTTGATGTCACCGCTGTGGCTGACGCCGATACTGCTGTAAATGCCACGCCGTTTATGGTTACTGTATCCGCCGCCGATATGGTTATGGCAGGTATAATGCTTGCCATCGTCAAATTACTGGTTGCATACGCAACAGTGGATGTCGCCGTAATGGATGCCGCACCGGTTGCATCTGCATCGGATGCCTGATATACCAGTCCGGTAGACGTAGCAGTCAGACCAGTTGCATTTACAGACCATTCAAAACATGCCTTGCCGCATTCAGCAAGATCGAAATACAAGCTGGTTGTACCTGCCGATGATACGGATTGTGGATATATGGCATTGTCAATTTTAAGTTTCTCGCTTATCATAGTGTTAATTACCTCCTTCTGTAATTTTGGGGCAGGGTCACTGCCCCGGTAGATTGTTTCAAATGTTATGCACGTTCTGCGAGTACGATGAACGGGGAAAGGGTATTCGCGCCCTTGTAAGGCGTCAGTGGTTTCTTTCTCTTGGGCTGGCCATCCACACGGTAGATGAATCTGAAGACAGACTCGTCATACAGGAAACGGACATGGATGGAGGAAGCCGCATTGATGCCGCCCTTGTCGATTAACAGGTATTCGTTCAGGTCAAGCAGCATGATGTCGCCCAGATCGCCAAGCGCCGATGCCTGCTCGATAGGAATTACGGGCCTGCCGAACAAAGTGCTGTAGCCAGTTACGCTTGCGCCGCCTGCAGGAAGGTATACCGGTACGCCTTCAGTGCCGATCGTAAAGCTCAGTTTCGCCAACTGGCTTTCGATTTCCTGATTGATGTACCATGCAGCACTCATCCTGTTTCTTGCCCTGCACCTACTCCACATGCTGAGTATGTTGTCGAATGTTATAGTTTTAGCTGTCTGTGCTGCCGTTTTCGCCACCGTGATGAGCGCCGGACTCTTCAGGATTCCGAGAGGCATTCCTGCGCCGGTACCATTGAGTATTGCGTCGTCGAGTTTGAAGCCGAATTCTTCACCAAAAAATCCGGTTACTACGGATTCAAGAGCCGTTGCATCCTGGAGAAGTTCATCGGTTGCATAGTACAAGCCGGTCAGTTTCTTCAGGTTGAGTTCCAATTGTCCGAATTTCGGCTTGGAATCGGTAAGCGCATCGGCTTCGCCTTCCCAGTATGCCAGTACTCCGCCCTGCCTGGAACCGTCCGCCCTGCTGGACTCATCAATCATGTTGAGTTTCAAGCCGTTCTTTCCCGGTCCTATGGGTACTTTTTTACAACGGGGAGCGAGCACTGCTGTTTCATATGTGTCCTTCAGCAATTCGGTTGTGGTCTGTGTTTCCACAAGGAACCCGCCATCGCTGGGTACGCCTTCGCTTGCACCGGATGCGGCCTCCATGACTGTCAACCGCTTGTCCATTACTCTTTCCGGGCTGGCTGCATTTTTTACAGCAAAAAGGAATTCGCCGAAGCCTTTCCAGATAGGTTTATGGGCATTTGGTGCTGCATATAGAGGATCCTGTCCCGGTGTTTTTGCCAACAGTTCCCTTTCTTCAATCTTTTTCTGCGCCTCGATTGTCGCCTCAAGGTTCTTTATCTCTGTTTCCAGAGCGTCAAATTGTGTCTGCTCTTCGGCGGTCATTGCCCTGCTTGCATCGATTGCAGCCTTGACAAGTGCCGTCTGTGCAGTGAGTTTTGCTTTTAACTGCTCCGCTAGTGTCATAATCTTGCACCCCTTTCGTGGTTTTTGATTAATTTTTGATATAGGTCAACCGGCACTTGCCGGGATTCCTCAGGGTCTTTAGGTGGATCAGGAATTATGGGATCGGATACTGGATCGGGATCCTTCGGTGGTATGGGCTCGTCTTTTGGTTTTGCGGGTTCGGAAAAGGCGATAAACTTTTTGATGATCGATTCCGGGTGTACGAATTTGGACATGTCGGTCTCGATGCCGTTGAATATCAAGATTGTATTGCTGATAGAGGCTGCTACCTTCTTTTCCTCTTCGAGCTCATCGGCAAATCCGTATTCCACAGCTTCTTCGGCGGTCATCCAGGTTTCAGCGTCAAGTATTGCAATGATTTCCTCATTTGTCATACCGGTTTTATCACGGTAAATGACAAGCATGGACTCCCGGACCTTGTCCAGATCGTCAGCCATTTTGCGCATATCGTTTGCGTTTCCCCAAACAATAGTTGAGGGATTGTGGTACATCATCATGGCGTTGGATGGCATAATAACTTTACCGACATCGACAAGAAATGTGGATGCGCTTGCCATCAGGCCATCGACGTGGATATTCTTTTCGGCTTTGTGTCTTTTTAGCATTGAGACTATTGCCTGGGCTGCAAATACATCGCCGCCAGGACTGTTAACGTAAATATTCAAGATGTCGATATCACCCAGAGCGTCCAGATCCTTTTTGAATTCCTTCGGAGTGACCTCATCGCCCCACCATGTGACGCTTGATATTTCTCCGTAAAGCAAAAGCTCGCCGGTCTTGTCCTCTTTAGCCTTGAACTTCCAGAACTTTTTAGCTTTTGGCATTTTGTTCATCTCCTTTATTTTCAAGCATTTTATAAATGGCTTCCGTCATGGCTTTTTGCTGATCTTCCTGATTTATTTTTCCTGCCTCACCCATATTGAGCGGTTGTAGATAAATGTCCCCTGCAAGCCCTATGCCGTTCATATTCTCAAGGCGCCGGATATCATTTACAGACATCCAGCCCCATTGACGTGCGCTTGCATAAGCTGCTGCTCTGCTCGCCATGTCACCCCGCAGGAAAATGTCAAACTTGAATTCTGTGAAATAGCCTGCTTTGCGCTCTTCGCGGGTCAGGAGCTGCAGGTTGATATTTTCCTCTATGCGCTTCGCCCAGGGGAGCATGGTGTATATGATAAATTCAAGGCTTTGATGCTCAATGTTATTGTTGGTGGCGCGGAGCAGGTGCTGGACAAGATGTAGCGGCACACGATAGAAACGGCAGATTTCTTCGATTTGAAAATATTTTAATTCAAGATGCTGAGCATCTACCGGATTTATGGTAAGTTCTTTGATCTGCATGCCTTCTTCCAGGAGCCAAGGCTTGTTGACATTCCGGAGTCCGGTTCTTTTTTCTTCTACTTCTTTTTTTAGCCTTTCATATGCAGCATCTTTTAGTGATTTGGGATGAATTAAGGCCATACTAGTATTGGCGCCATTCTTATAAAAGTTCACGCCGAAGGTTTCATATGTCAGGCCGAGTTCGATTGCTTTCGAAGCGTAGTTTATAGGGATAATTCCGGTGATCCCGTTCATGCTGACGCCGGGGATGTGGAATATGTACTCACGGGTCATTGTCTTATCTTTTGAAATTCCACCCTCGTCATATCTGACTTTGTAGGTCATACGCTTTGTGGCGGGGTCGCGTTCCGGTTTTACATTTTCATAGTCTTGCGGGTATAATGCCAGGAGCTCAGGTATCCTGCTGCTGCTGAAAACCTTCTGCGCATATCCGTTGCCGCCCAGACAGAGATTCATCATCAAGGCTTCCTTGAAATTAAAAGGTGTCATCTCATAATTGGGTTCGTAATGCAAAATATCGTAAAGGCCTATATCGTTGCCCTCTTTTTTGCTACCGTCGTCCTGTTTGCGATATGTAAATAGAGGCATGCTGGCAAGTGTCTCGCTCAATACTCGCGTGCAGGCAAAAATGGCAGAATATTTTAAAGCGATTTCGCGGTCAATCGTGAAGGGCGTATTCTGGCCGGAATCTTCCCCGTTGATGAAAGCCCTGTACCATTCGCTGAAGCTGGCTGAAAAAAGTAATCTTGCTTTGCCAATAAAATTCACAGTCCGACCTCCCTTCTACAACTGTCTCATGCCCCGTGTCTCGTAGACCGATGTATTGTCTTCTCCGCTCATTGCCCTGTTCATGGCGTTGATCAATGCCACAATGCCGTCTATTCTCTTGGTTCTGTCCCGCCCTTTTACCGGCCTTACATTGTCGTTTTCATCCGGTTTGACGTCCAGATTGTCGAAGTTCCAGTTAAGTACCGGATGGTTTCCGTGGTTCATCTTGCCGCCGGTCAGCAGTGCTTCAATTTCCTTCATAGGCGGGGACATACTCTTAAATCCCTGCCTGACCTCCATCATGGTAAATCCGTCATCTTCCAGTTCAATTGCTGTTTGCATTGCGTTCCAAGGATCGTAGCCGATCTCCTGGATATCAAAGCTGTCGTGTAATAGATTGATTTCTTTCCGGATGAACTGGTAATCTATTACGTTGCCGGTGGTTGTCAGCATCAGTTTGGCTTTCACCCATTTGTCATATGGCATATGATCTTTTTTAACTCGCTCCCACATGTTTACTTCCGGAATCCAGAATCTCGGAAGGATGTCCCATTTGGGATTCTTATCGTCCGGAGGAAACAGCAGCACGAATGCCGTGATATCGAGTTTGCCTGAGAGATCCATGCCGCCGTAACATTTTCTGTCTTTCAATCTTTCCGGTACAATGATTCCTGCGTTCTTGTTCCACACTTCAAGAGGCAGCCACTTCGATGTCTTTACCTTGATCCAGATATTTAGCCTGAGCTGCTGGAAGTTCAGTTCGTCCGCATCATTGCCTTTACAGCTGTCGTAAGATTCCTGTATTGCGCCTTCTCTGACGGCTATTCCGTCCGAGGGATTGACCAACTTCCATATTTTCTTGTCCCGCCAGGCTTCTTTTTCCTTGCCTTTGTATTTTTCAGCCTGCCGACCGGTCCATATGCGCTTGTTGTCGGGGTCAAATCCGTATATTACCGGGTAAAACGTCGGGTCATTACGCTTGCCGAGAAGAATATTTTCAGCTTTTTCATGTACTTCCCAGCCGATTGACGTCCTTTCCGGGTCTCTGCCACCTGTGGTAATGTAAAAATACAAGGGCTGTCGGCGAGCATCACCGGATCCAAAAGACATTACGTCGTAAAGGTCGCGGTTCGGTTGGGCGTGCAGTTCGTCGAACAAGCAGGCAGAAACGTTTAGTCCGTGTTTCGTGAAAGCTTCGGAGCTGCAGACCTGGTAAAAAGATTTCGTCGGAAGATATACGAGTCTGTGCTTCGACAAAATCGGCCGCATCCGCTTCCTCAGCTCAGGCTCCTGGTCAACCATTTCCACAGCTACGTCGAATGCCAGGCTGGCCTGCCCTCTGTCCGATGCACATCCGTACACTTCCGCTGCCCATTCATCGTCCGCGCAAAGCTGCTTGAGTCCCAGGGCTGCCATGAGTTCGGTCTTGCCGTTTTTCTTCGGAATCTCTATGTAACCTGTGCGGTATTGACGCGTCCCGTCTTTTTTCAATGTGCCGTAAATGTCTGTTACAATTTGCTCTTCCCATGGGAGCAGTTCAAACTGGCAGCCGTGCCACGGGTCTTTTACATGCTTGAGTCCGGTTATAAAATCAATTGCCTTTGCGGCCTGCTGTTCTCCAGTCACGGTTCATCACCCGCTTAATGTTCTGCTGAACTTGTCGGCCTTCTCGGGTGATTTGGAAGCTGCCAAGCCTACGCGATCGGCAGGAGACAATCCGAACTTTGCGAGATAAACCGACATCAGCTTGGCATACGTCTGAGCAATGGACACCTGGGGGAGTTGCTGCAGATATCCGGAAGCAGTTTTTGTCATAAAGCCGTTGAAATTGCCGTCCTTGTCGTGGCCATATTTTTCAAGAAATTCCTCAGTCTCCATCCAGCGCTTGTAACACTGGCAATAGGCAGCCAGGGCAGCACTATCGATTTCAGTTAGAAGTCCGAGGTCGTAAAGTTTTGTTGATATACGTTTCCATTCCTTCAGTGCCTCGCCTTTTAAAAACTTTGGCTTATACGGCATCAGTGGTTTTGGTTTGGGCTCGTCATGGTTGATTGGTCTGTTACCCGGATTACCCATGAGTACCTTCAAAGATGTAGGCTTCTTCGGCCTGCCGCGCTTTCCTCCGGTCATAAAATCACCCCAATAAAAAAGGGCCTTTCGGCCCAAAATTGCATAAAAAAAGGAAAGGGTGATGTCCCTTTCCCTTGGTCATATTTTTAATTATCTATAGTATAACACGTACAAAATAACACGTATATAACATTATTATAACAGCATAATTTATTAGATGCCGATATCTGCTTACGCAGGCAACAGGTGCTTTTTTAGGTCATCTTTGATGTAGTATTTTTTGTTGTATTTCTCCAATTTGTCAACTATGGTATATGCAAATCTGTCCCAGTCAATTTCCTTGTCCGGTTTGAAGCGGGATACTTTGCCAACCTTGTATAAATCCACATATTCGTGTGTGACGTCCAACAATTTGTATACTTCCTCGTCGTTAAGCATCGGCTCGAAGGATACCCATGTTTCTATGCCTTTTGCCTTTGCCGTTCTTATTGTTCTGATTCTGTCCTCCGGAGTTGCGGCCTGTGGTTCGTAATGCAAACTTTTTTCGCTATCCCAGAAAGTAAGCGTTGTTGCGAATGCATCGCCGGGTTTGTAGAGGTCGAAGTCCCTTTCGGCACGGTGGCCGGCTTTGGTCAGGATCTGAAATGGAATGTTGTATTGCTTGAACAGTTCAAGGGTTTTACGGGTAAGCTGTAGATCATCGTCAAGTTTCTGATAAGCGTCGCAGGTGAAGCATAAGAGGACTGGAATTTTGCTTCCTTCCAGCTGCTTGCAGTCGGATTCAAGTTTCCGGATGATGTCCAGTCTTTCCTTCGGATTGTCATAAAAATTCTGTCTGTCAACTTGCAGGCAGTTAGGAGCGTAGCAGTATTTGCAGCCATGGTTACATCCGGAATATAGGTTTGCTGCTAGGGGAGAATATTCGCGGGCACGTCCTGCAGGTTCGTAGATAATTTTAAGTTTAGCCATTTGGAAAAACCTCCATTTGATATTAATCACCTTTTATTAATTCAGCCTTCTTGCCCGTAAATTTTTCCCAACGCTGAATTATTACATCACAATATCTCGGGTCTAATTCCATCATATAGCAGATACGGTCTGTTTCTTCAGCTGCGATCAACGTCGATCCGCTCCCGCCGAATATATCAAGAATAATTTCGCCCTTTTGGCTTGAATTCATAATTGCCCTAGCGGGTATTTTTACGGGTTTCATTGTCGGATGATCAGCATTCCTTAACGGCTTATTTATATACCAAATGGTTTTGTCGGAGTCGTCCCCTTCATCCAAAACTTCATAAGAAGGCACTTTTAAAACAATATTTCTATTATCAATGTTTATAGTCAACAGGTATTGGCCTTGTTCGTTCTTAATTGAAATGCAATCATCACCCATGACTGTTGATTGTTTGCGGTCTGCATACCAAGGATGCGGTCCCCCGGTCTTCCAGCCATATAGAATCGCTTCATGTTTCCACTGATAGTCTTGCCGGCCCATGACGAATGAATTTTTAACCCAGATAATGCATTGCTTAAGCTCCCAGCCTGTATCCTTCAGAGCCTTCCGGAAATTTAAACCTTCGCTTTCGGCATAGCATATATAAACAGGACCACCCTTATTCGTGACAACAAACATGCTGGTATAAGCATTGAATAGAAACTTGTAAAATTCCTTATCTTTCATTTTGTCGTTTAATATTGTAAGACCGTCCGCTGTTTTGCCCTCATAATTCACGTTATATGGAGGATCCGTAAACACCATATCTGCATGTTTGCCCGCCATTAGCTTCCGGATATCGTCGAGAACCGTACTGTCTCCACACATTAATCGATGCCCGCCGAGCTGCCATATGTCCCTAAACTTGGTGACCGGTTCCTTTATTTCCTTTAAGGCTTCGTCCAGATCAAAGTCATCTTCTTCGACAGACTTTGAATTGCCAAATATGTCATCCAGTTCAATTTCATCAAATCCGGTTATATTAACATCAAATATCCCTAAGTCCAATTCCTTCAGGACGTTCTTTAACAAGGGCATATTCCATTCGCCGGATATTTTGTTGAGGGCGATGTTCAGAGCTTTTTCTTGTATCTTGTTAAGATCAACTACCACGCAATCTACTTCAGGGTATTCCAGTTCTTTCAGTACTTTCAATTTTTGATGGCCGCCAATTACAGTCATATCGGAGTTGACTATAATCGGGTCTACATAGCCGAATTCCATAATGCTGCGCTTGATCTTCTGATACTCCGAATCAGCTGGCTTTAAATCTTTTCTCGGATTGTATGAAGCGGGTTTCAGGTCATCAATTTTTATTTTAATAAGTTCCATAAAGCTCGATACCCCCTTTTATTTTTGCGAAAATTTGTAAAGAAC